GGAGATATAGATTTTTAAAATATGAAAGTAAAAAAACGCGACGGTTCCCTTGAGGAAATGAGATATGACAAGATTACTAAACGGATTAGTATATTATGTCACGATTTAAATATGGAGTACATTGACCCAACCTATGTTACATTAAAAGTAACACAAGGTAACTATGATGGCATTACTACCATTGAATTAGATAAATTAGCGGCAGAGACTGCGGTTGCAATGACTACAACTCACCCCGACTATTCTAAGTTGGCAGGTAGAATCGAAGTATCAAGTTTACACAAGTCAACACCAAAAAAGTTTTCACAGTGTATTAGAGAATTACATTCATTTATTGAGCCAAGAACAGGAAAGCAGTCATCATTAATTGACACGCAACTTTATAAGTTTGTCCTTGAAAATAGAGAAACTATTGATGCAGCAATTGTAATGGATAGAGATTTTGATTTCGATTATTTTGGTATCAAAACTTTAGAACGTTCTTATCTTATTAAGATTGGACAAAAAATTGTAGAAAGACCACAATACCTTTATATGAGGGTCGCGTTAGGTATTTGTAACTTTAACCTTGAAGAAGGTTTAAGAATCTACAATGATTTATCCAAACATCTTTACACACACGCCACACCAACATTATTCAACGCAGGAACCCCAAGACCACAAATGTCTTCTTGTTTCTTAATTGGTAACAAAGGTGATGATATCGATGGATTATTTAATACATTAGGTGACGTTGCAAAGATTTCTAAGTGGGCTGGCGGTATTGGATTACACGTACATGATGTTCGTGCTAAGGGTTCATATATTAAAGGAACCGGTGGAGAATCTGATGGTCTATTACCAATGATGAAAACTTATAATGAAGTTGCTCGTTGGATTAACCAAGGTGGTAAGCGTAAAGGTTCATTTGCGGTATACTTGGAACCATGGCATGCCGATGTTATAGAGTTCATTGAACTAAGAAAGAACCATGGTAAGGAAGAAATGAGAGCAAGAGATTTGTTCTTAGCTTTATGGACTCCCGATTTGTTTATGAAACGTGTTGAAGAAGACGGTAATTGGACATTGTTCTCACCCGATGAAGCGCCGGGTTTATCTGATGTATACGACACACCCGAAGACAAGAAATTCACGGAGTTATATGAATCATACGAACAACAAGGTTTGGGTCGCCAAACAATCAAAGCAAGAAAGTTAATGGACGCAATCCTAACTGCTCAGATTGAAACAGGTGTTCCATACATGTTATATAAGGATGCCGCAAACTATAAATCAAATCAAAAGAACTTAGGTACCATTAAGTCATCCAACTTATGTACCGAAATCATTGAGTATAGTTCACCAACAGAGCAAGCTGTTTGTAATTTAGCATCAATTGCGTTACCAAAGTATATTGTTGATGGGGAATTTGACCATCAGTTATTATATGATGCGACGTATCAAATTGTTAAGAATTTAAACAACGTAATTGATTTAAACTTCTATCCAACAGCGGAGACAAAGTTATCAAACTTTAGACATAGACCAGTTGGATTAGGTGTTCAAGGTTTAGCTGACGTTTTCTGCATCTTAGGATTACCATTTGAATCAGACGAAGCCGATAAATTACAGACAGATATTTTCGAAACAATTTATTTTGCGGCATTAACGTCTTCAAAAGATTTGGCAAAATTACACGGTGCATATGAGTCAATTGATGGTTCACCAATTTCACGTGGAGAATTTCAATATCAAATGTGGGGTAAAAAAGATGAAGATACTTCAGGTCGTTGGGATTGGAAATCATTACGTAAAGAAGTTGTAAACAATGGTGTTAGAAACTCATTATTAGTGGCACCAATGCCAACAGCATCTACCGCACAAATTTTGGGTAACAACGAATGTTTTGAACCATTTACAACAAACTTATATGCAAGAAGAACTTTGGGCGGTGAATTTATTGTAATCAACCAACACTTAGTTAAGGATTTATTAAAGTTTGATTTATGGAATGAAGATATTAAAAATAAAATCATTATGGAAAATGGTTCTATTCAAAATATACCTGAGATACCAACTGAATTAAAAGAAATTTATAAAACAGTATGGGAGATGTCACAAAAACGTATTTTAAACATGGCAGCCAATCGTAGTGTTTATATTGACCAATCTCAATCAATGAACTTATTTATTAGTGGTGTGAACAAAGCAAAGTTATTGGCGGCACATTTACATGGATGGAAGTTAGGTTTAAAAACGGGTATGTACTACTTACGTTCTACATCTGCGGTTGAAGCTATGAAAGGATTAGGTATTGATACTTCAACAGTTAAACAGGTAGAAGCTGCACAAGTTTTTCCAACACCCAACAATAATTCACTGATTAGTGAAAGCACACCAGAGGTTGAGATGACCGTTGAAAGACCATCTGACTCACCATTTGACTGTGAGGGTTGTGGTTCTTGATAAATTTTAATATACTAACATAAACATAATCCCGGCTTAGGTCGGGATTTTTTATTTATTACCATTTCTATATTGTTTATATTTATAGGTATGGCAGTAAAATATGGAATAGAATTTCCTTTTAGAGAAAGTCGTGATGGTAGTTTTGTAAAAATGACATTATCACCTGAAAGAGAAATTAGAACAAATCTTATTCATCTATTATTAACTAAAAAAGGTTCAAGATATTTCTTGCCTGATTTTGGTACCCGTCTATATCAATATATCTTTGACCAAAACGATGCGGTAACATTCGGTTTAATCGAAAGTGAAATAAGAGATTCAGTTAGAAAATACATACCCAATCTTGATATTACGAAATTAGATGTTATGTCGGCGGAAGATGACCCCGATGGAACACGTTCATTTAATCAAGATGAGGACGAAAGATTATTTAGAGTATCTGACGCCTCAACTAAACCATATACTGCAGTGGTTAAAATAGAATATACGGTTAATAACGGAGCATTTACATCTTCGGATTTTGTAATTATCAACATTTAAAATGGCAAAAAAGATTTCATACGCAACAAGAGATTTTGCGGGATTAAGACAAGAATTAGTAAACTTAACAAAAGAGTATTATCCTGATTTAGTAAAAAATACTAATGACGCATCAATATTTTCGGTGTTATTAGACTTAAATGCTGCGGTTGCTGATAACTTACACTTTCACATTGATAGAGTTTGGCAAGAAACTATGTTGGATTTTGCACAACAAAGACAATCATTATTTCATATTGCAAAAACATATGGTATTAAGATACCGGGTAATAGACCATCAGTTGCACTTTGTGATTTCTCAATAAATGTTCCGGTTCGTGGTGATAAGGAAGATGAAAGATATCTTGGTGTCTTAAAAGCGGGTGCTCAAGTATCGGGTGCTGGTCAGATATTTGAAACATTGGAAGATATTGATTTCTCAAACCCCTTTAATACTAAAGGTGAACCCAATAGATTAAAAATACCAAATTTTGATAGTAACAATACATTAATTTCATATACAATTACAAAAAGAGATGCCGTTGTCAATGGTGTTACAAGAATCTATAGGAGAGTAATGACTGAGTTAGACCAAAGACCATTCTTTAAAATATTTTTACCCGAACAAAATATTTTAGGTGTGACATCTGTTATACACAAAGAAGGAACAAGTTTTGGTGCTAACCCAACAAGTTCAGAATTTGAATCGGGTACCAATAGATGGTACGAAGTAAAAAGTTTAATTGAAGATACATTATTCTTACCTGACCCAACAACTGCATCTGACAAAGATAATTTCAAAGCAGGTACGTATGTCCCCGTTAAAAATAAGTTTATCACAGAATTCACACCGGAGAGTTATTTCTCACTTACATTTGGTTCAGGAACTGTTGACCCATTAGATAATCTTGATGATTATATGAATGGTTCAATGAAAGTTAATTTAGGAACTTATCTAAATAACATTTCATTAGGCACAATACCTAAAGCAAATACAACATTATTTGTTAGATATCGTATTGGTGGTGGCAAAGATTCTAATTTAGGTGTTGACGTAATATCGAATGTTGATAACGTTGAATTCAATATAAGCGGTCCATTATCGTCAATTAATACTCAAGTTGAACAATCATTACGTGTTGCTAACGTAACACCGGCGGTTGGTGGTGCTGACCAACCAACAATTGAAGAACTAAGAAACATGATTGGTTACAACTTTTCTGCACAAAACAGGGCGGTAACTTTAAATGATTACAAATCGTTAATTGAAACTATGCCCGGTACATTTGGTGCGCCCGCTAAGGTTAATGTAATGGAAGAAGACAATAAGGTTAGGGTAAAATTATTATCATATGATGATAATGGTAACTTAACTGACATAGTTTCAAACACTTTAAAAGATAATATAATTAACTACCTTTCAGAATACAGAATGATTAATGATTATATTGATATTCAAAGTGGTGAGGTTATTGACTTGGGCTTAGAGATTGATTTAATCACAGATAAAAACGCAACAACAACCGATATTATCAAGACGACAATTCAAAATGTAATTACTTTCTTCGCCATTGAAAAACGCAAAATGGGTGACCCATTATTTGTTGGTGACTTAATGAGAGAAATTGGTAATGTTAACGGTGTGGTTAACGTAATAGATATACGTGTTTATGGTAAAACTGGTGGTGATTATTCATTGTCTGAGGTTTCACAAGCTTATAAAGTTGCTTCTACAAAAGAAATACAACAGTACGACATGACAATTAACATGAAATCTAATCAAATTTACCAAATTAGATTTCCTAACGTTGACATAAAAGTACGAACTAAAACTGTAGGAACGACTACATTTTAAAATGTTTTTTGTTTATAATAATAGAAAATCGTTAGCTTTCTATTTATTATAGTATGATACAAAAACACAGAATCTCCACAAATATAGGGGAAGACCAATTAGTTACGGTTGAATTAAATCAGGATTACGATTTTCTTGAGATTTTATCATTAAAATTCACTCAACAAGACGTATACGCTTCTGTTTGTGCCGACTATGGTGTTGTTTGCGGTAGAATTACTGCCAACAATGGTTTAGGTATCCCCAATGCAAGAATATCAATTTTTATCCCACTATCAGATTCAGATTCTGAAGACCCTGTAATTTCTAAATTGTATCCATACACTTCGGTGGATATGAGAAACGATGAAAATTATCGTTACAATCTATTGCCCGAAAGAAAACAACATGGTGGACATAATCCAACGGGTACGTTTCCTGACCAATCTAAAATTTTAACAAGGGAAGAAGTTTTAGAAGTTTACGAAAAATATTATAGATATACGGTTAGAACAAATGATGCGGGTGACTTCATGATATGGGGTGTACCTGTTGGTGAACAAAGCATTCACGTGGATGTTGACTTATCCGACATCAGTTGTTTCTCATTTAGACCAGATGATTTTATTAGAAAAGGTGCAGGTGTTGATGACTTTAAATCAACATATGAATTTAAATCTTCATCAGACATTGATTCGTTACCACAAATAGTTTCATTTGACAAATCATTAACAGTTTATCCATTTTGGGGTAATCAAGATTTATGTGAGTTAGGTATCTCAAGAGTTGATTTTGACTTATCATCTTTGGGTATTAAGATAGAACCTATGGCTTATTTCATTGGTTCGGTTTATACAGATTCGGGAGATGTTGCGGTTGGTAAAGGGTGCGGCCCATCTAATAGAATGGGAGAAAAGTGTTCATTAGTTACGGGTGGTGCGAAAATTGAAGCCATTCGTTTTAAAAATGCAATGGACACATTGAATAGACCAATACTTGAAGAATATGAATTAAAAGAAGATGTTGATGAAGATGGTTCATTTGTTATGAATTTACCAATGAACGCGGAATATCTTTATACAAACGAATTTGGTGAGAATGAAATTACCAATGACCCAAACAAAGGTGTGCCAACATCGGCTTGTTATCGTTTTAGGATAACAATGAACAATACACAATCAAATGGTAGTCATTCTATGGCTTCATATTTGGTACCTAACATTAGAGAGTACAGTAATGAAGACGAAGATTTATCATATAACTTTTCATTAAATTGGGAAGATTATCCAACAGGCGCCACAAATAATAATGTCATATTTAGCAATATACAAGGTTCTTTTTATCCAAAAGATTATTTCTTTAGATTAACTTATAATAAAGTCTATACCTTATCATCATTTATGGGTTCTTATTTCAGTTCAAATGGACTTGGAACTCATACATATCTTGGTATTAAAGAGATAGCGCCAAAGAAAGAAGATGATTGCGAAAGTTCAATCGTTACACCACCCGCAAATTGGGGTATGATGAATATTAATTTTGCAATTTTACTTGCAATTACAATTAATATATTTGAAAGAATAATTTATCAAGTATTTGTTGCGGCAATACAAGTATTAATAGTACCATTTCAAATACTTTATGAATTTTATATTGGATGGCCAATAAATTGGAGACCATTTGAGGTTTTTGATAGTTTAGTTATTGAACGATTACAAAGATTTGGTACTGTTAGATTAGGTATAACGCCGTATCCCGATTGTATACAATGTAATAACATTAATGGTGAAGACGTTGTCACACCAAGTGGAGGGATTAGCGACCCAACACAAATTTATACTGTAGTAAAAAAGGGCACAATTTATCCCGATACAATATATGAAGGTATGGGTACAAATAATATAACTAATCCCGATACTACGGTTCAAAAATTATATCTTACTGTACCAAATGCCACATATCCAAAACCATCTAACGCATCTGGTGAGCCAACGTGGGCTCAAGTTATACAAAACCCATCAAAATATCACATAAGATTGAGCGGTGTTGGTTTCGGTATTAATTTTAGTACATTCACATATACACATACCGAAAATGACCCATACGATACCAACACATATTATTATTTTATTAATACGGTATATGATTACACAACACCATCAAATAATAATAAAGGTATAACTTACGAATTGTTTGATAAAACACAAATACCACTAAATTCACCATTCGCATCATCATCAAATGTGACAAGCGAATCGTTACCTACGGGTTGCGCACAATATATGACCACATATGATGAATTTTATGCTAAGGAAACTTATTGCGTAAATGGTTATTCTAAAACATATGACGAATTAAAAACGGTAACTAGAACATTAGGGTTTAGTTGTAGTGGGGGTAAAAATCCCGCGGGTCAAGTAATATATAAAAGCAAAGGTAATGAATGTAAAACATGCGAAACTTGGTCGGGCTATTCTGAGTTTAGAAATGGACTATATAGAATTGTACCGGCGGCCGATATTAAAAATTGGGAAGCCAATATTTCCGCAATTGATGAGTATTGTAGAAGAAAATTAGTTGGTAAATTATTTTGTGAAGGGTTAGTAAACTATTCGTTCTTAGATAACTGGTTATCCGGCTCATTATATTTCTTCCCATTCAAATCAAGAGTTGTTTGGGATGATGAACAAGCGTTGGATTTAAACGTTTCTTCAACCACATATTGTCAAGATTTAGTTTATTTTAAAGGGGGCACAGTATTAAATCCCGATAAGAGATTTTATTATCGTTCGTCTTGGTATAACCCTATAACAAATAAATTTGATTCGGCAAGAGGAACATTGGCACACCCAACAACACTTGTAGATTTAGGCCCAAGAGACGAGTTTATTAAGGAGATATGTATTGACCCTAACTTAGACCCGAACTGCTCTGTGGTAAGGAATATAAGCTCAACATCGTATCAAGATATAAGACCTATCTTGGGATTATACATCAACTATAAATTAGACGTTGCGAGTCCACCAATTACCGGTGATATCTATGCGTTTTTTAGGAACGAAGGTTTTGATTCAAGATTACCATTCAAGATGAAAGGTCAAATTTTAAATGGTGATATTATACAATTGATGTCCATGAATAGTGAAGCGGGTATTGATGGATTTGATTTGTTAAGTAAGAAATATGAAATGTATAATCCAATACTTTTAGACCCCGATGTGTATACCGAGTTCTTTAAAGATGATAACAATAATGCAAATGGTCCCTTACCTATACAATTAAAATTAGATGAAAATGACGGGTATCGTGTTAGAGCTTGTTTAAATGAAGATGGTAGATTAACAGAATCTTCACAGGTTGTTCCTTTTTATTTATGGAATAAAAACGGTACAGGATTTGGTACGGGTGTTGACCAAGCTTGGTATTACCCATCACCCGTAAATGGAAGTACAGTTGAAGCACAACCATTACAAGGTATGACATATAAATACAATTATACTGGTGACACAACACACAAATATCTTTTATTGCCAATGACCAAACAATACAGTGGCGATGTTATTAAATTAAATGCCATTGTTAACCCATTAGTTGCTTCCACATTTAACATAGAACATTTTAACTATGACATTTATGATAATTTCAATACGACCGGATTTACAACACATCAAATTTATGATAAACAAGAAGAAGGATTTACATTCCTTTATATTACGGGCGGTGACGGAACATTAAGTGGTTCTACCGTTGGTAAATTATATACAAGAGTTGGTGATATGGGAGGTTGGAATGAAATTGATTGGGATAATACTATTGATTATATATTACCCCCAACAAGTTCAAACTATAATGGTAATAAACAAATATTGTCAACACCATACCTTTATTATTTTGGATTGAAACCAGGTAAAACTGCGGTTGATAAATTTATTAAAAGATTTGGACCTTTAGGTGCATTCCCGTCTGCTGAATAATGGAAGAGAAAAAAGAAATAATTTTACCAAGTAAAAGATACGCTAATGCGGATGACCAAGAATTATCAATTAAATTAAATCTTGAAACATCTGAATCCCTATTAAGGATTGGTGATAGAGATATTATTTTAGATGTTGCAAAGTTATATGACGACGAAAGAAACAAAAGTGTAAACTACAAAATATTTGGTAAAATGAATATGGTATTCCGTAATATGTATAGCGGAAATAGCAATTACGAATATCTTAAAGAAAGACTTTATTTAGTTGGTGACGGTAGTAATAATGATTTTACCGGTTTTATTCCTTATGATGAGTTTGCGTTTTTAAGAAGAGATTTATATAGACAAGTTACCACAACCCCAACAGGAACAACATTAGGTGGGGAATATAATCCCGTAACTAGTTACGTCGGTTCAACTGGTCACACAACAGTAACGGCAATGAATGCCCCATATCAAAATTGGAACATTTATTTAAGTTACGCATATACGGGAGATACTCAATTTCCAATGAGTTATACATTATCGGGAGGAACGACTGGTGATACAAAAAGTTTTGTTTCGGGTGACGGAATACCATTCAGGGTAACGGGTAATACCAAAACATTTATATTAACAAGTCCCGTACCACACGGTTTAAGTAGCGGTGAATATGTTATTATAAGCGGTAAAACATATTATGTTAATAATGTAGGAAATGAAATTTATGATTCCAAGAATTATGTGATAATTCTTAATAAATCCCAATTTACATCGACGGATGCCGATACATTAAACGCTTCATTAGTTGTTACAGGTAAAAGGTGTTTAGATAGAAACAATGTAAGTGGCTCTACATCAACATATTATGTAAGAAAACATAAAACATTAACCAAAAGTAATGATTATATTTTAGACAATGTTGGTTTTGAGAATCCAATATTCGAACACGAAAGAAAATTATTGGTTGAAAATAGTAAAGGTGATAATGATGTTTTGGTTGAAAGAAATAGACCCGAATCGGTATTATTTGATTTTAAAGAACCTTTGGTATTAAGCGGATTAACAAACAATTTAGGATTTACACCAATTGAAGTTTTTGTAACAACAATTTATAGAAACGGAAACGGTTATTTTGATTATCCACCAAAGGTAGGTTATAAATTTAATTTTCACGATTCGTGGGTTGATGAACATTTTAATGGAGACACATCAAAAGAAACAAATATAGGTAGCAATACATTTTCTAAATCAGGTTACACATTTACATTTGGTGAAGAGATACCAACAGGTACAACTTTAGTTGGTGATTTTGTTGAGTATAACAAAAAGGAAATAAAAGAAAGAATAATCAGCAGTACATTTCATAAGATATATAACCCAACGACACTATTTGATTACGGACAAACAGGCAGCGAGGTTTATTCGGGTGCCACAGAAACAAACCCAATAGGGTTATATTATCAAGTACATCATAGAGTGAAACTAAGAGAACTTTCACCTTATTTAGAAACCGCAAAAACAAATCAGATTTATAATTTACCCGAGAATACGGTTTATGATAATGACGAAAATGTGTGGAGATGGAGAGATTTATATTCACACGGTTATATTGACCCAAATGGTTTTGGAACAAATTTCCCGTATGTTAATAATATTCATTATATAAAAAGTGAAATTAATCTTTATCTAAGAAACGAAAGATATTATACCAATAAACAAAATGGAATTGCAAGTTTCAATTCAAGAACAAATACAAACAATTTAATCTGTTAATGAAAATTTTAAGAAAATCTGGTGATTATAATATTATTCTTAATCAAGAGAACGACTTCCAAGTAAATTTAGGTTGGGAAGAAGGTATGGACATTTTTGAAGACGAAGTATTATCTACAATAATAAATCCAATTGACAATTATGAAACGGTTAGATATATCCACAAATCATATAGTGGTTTAACAGGAAATAGTGGTGATACACAATGCGATATTTGGTATAAATTTTATTTTATTGATTCAAATAATACTTACACCAATGGTTTAGATTATAATTTGGTTGGGATTAAACCAAAAGACAATGCTAACATGATAAAGACATCTACCGAAAGTTATTTTAGGTTAGAATTTTTTAAAACGCCACTAATATCAGGGACAACACACGAACCACCAACAAGGATTAATAGAAAATTGGTTTTTTCAAAAAATTTACAATTGCCAATAGGTGAAAAGTTTTATTACAATACACTTAGACAAAATATACATATTCCCGTTTTTATGGGTTCAAATTATAAAAACAAAGAAAATATGTATCTTTTTTGGTTTCAAGACGATACTGTTTTAAGTGATTCAACATTAAGCGGTAATACATTTTTTATGACTGCAAAATTTTTGAATGCAAATGATGGTTCAATCATAGATTTTACAACAACAGGTTTAACTGCGAGTCAACAAATTGTTGAACAAAGAGACATGTACTATAAAATTGTCATTGATAAAACTGATTATTCATACAAAGTGTACAATTACACCGGTGGCACAACAACCGAAAATAATTTAGTTGGAAGGGGTATGAATAATTCAATTAAATTTTTTGAAAAACGATAGTTATAGTAATATAGATGAAAAAAAATAAGTATACCATTAGACGTAAAAACATTGCAAATGTTAGATTGGTTTCTTTAACTGGTCAAACTTGGTACGATTCTAATGATAATCTTATTAATTGGGTTGATTTAACTAATGACCAAGTTATTGATGGTACCGTAATATATAACATTACAGGTGGCACACAAAATAGTGGATATTATAAATGGGGAGTGCCTACTGGTAATAGATGGAATTTAGTTACAGGCACAACTTCCCAAATAAATTTACAAATTTACGATAATCAACAGCTTCCATTATACTTAGAAGCGACCGCAGATGAAATGGGCTCCATGGTTGCATTTGATGGTAACATTGGTGTTGAATCAACACAAAATCAAATTAATGCAAACTTTATTTACGAAGTTAATTGTAATACAGTTACAGTTACTAATACTACTAACTTAAGTGGTATTGCTGGCGTGGGTGAGATTATATTTACGGTAGATTGGGGTGATGGAACAACATCACCAATCGGTGTAGAGGGTGTTTGTACAGGCGTTGATTGTCATAAAGCAATTAAAACATATGCCACTAATGGTAGTAAAAATATTACTATTAGATTAGATTCGCCTTGGACTAATAATACATTATCTAAGTCGACAATGATTGATTGTAATGCTTTAGTGTCGCCAACACCACCGGCAACAATCACTCCAACACCATCAATTACTGCTACACGTACAGTAACACCAACGCCAACACGTACAAATACCGCTACACCAACAAGAACAGAAACACCAAGACCTACGGTTACAACTACACCAACATTGACACCATCAATGACACCAACGTCATCTATGAATGCCACACCAACACCTACACCATCGATAACACCAACAATTCTTTGTGTGTTTGAAATTGACATTGATGTAATATCAATATCGCAAGGTGATGGATGTGCAACATTATATTCAGGCGGGTATTCACCACAACCGCAGGAATTTGTTTTAGATATGTTACCTGTGGCCGGTACATTTACGTTTAACTACACAGGTTTAACAATTGTAGATAGATTTGACATTTACTATCCTGAGAATGTATTATTTACAGGATATACATCAGTATCTGGTGTAACAGGTTCTACCACATTATCGGTGGATGGCTCATCCGATAAGGTAAAGGTAGTTGTCAACCCTGTTGATAATGGTCAAATTGAAACATTATGGTCATTTATTGTTGGATGTATGGTTCCAATTACTCCAACTCCAACACCGACAAAAACAAACACCCCAACTGCCACCCCAACGGCAACTCCAAGCACTACACCAACAAAAACAATCACCCCAACAAACACACCAACAAAAACAGTTACACCAACACCATCTGTAACAAGAAATTATGTTTGTGGTGACCCTGTAAGTGGCGGACATACATCAATAGGTGCTCAAACATACTATATTAGTGCGGGTTTAAGTGGAGGAACTAGTGTATTTGAATATGCGGCATATACAATTAACGATTCATTTGATTTATATTATCCTGAAACAAGTTCAATACCTACAGTATCATATAGTGGTACGGGATATAATAGCATTACGGTTACAGGTTCGACATTATTGGATAACAGAGTAAAAATTGTTGTTAATACAACAGATACCGAATCGTTATGGTTCTTTAATTTATATTGTGTGGGTGTTACTGTTTCACCGACACCAACACGTACATTAACACCAACCGCCACAATTACACCAAGTAATACAAGAACATTAACGCCAACACCAACTAAAACACCGGACGCAAGTTTATCACCAACACCAACAAGAACACCACAGTCAACACCGACTCCAACAAGTACGGTTACTAGTACACCTACAATAACACCAACAATTACTAATACACCAACTAATACACCATCAAATACTGAAACACCGGCGATTACAAGAACGCCAACGCGTACTGTTACAACAACCGCAACAATTTCACCTACACCAACAATTACTAAAACCCCAACAACAAGTGTAACACCATCACCTGGTTCATCATCTTCGCCTACACCAACAAATACTATTACACCGACAGTAACACCAACAAGAACTATTACACCAACAAGTACTGTCACACCATCAATTACCCCAACAATTACACCAACAAGTACTGTCACACCATCAATTACCCCAACAATTACACCAACTAAAACTGTTACACCAACAAGTAGTGTTACCCCAACAATTACACCAACAAGTACTGTCACACCATCAATTACCCCAACAATTACACCAACAAGTAGTGTTACCCCAACAATTACATCAACTAAAACTGTTACACCAACAAGTACTGTCACACCATCAATTACCCCAACAATTACACCAACAAGTAGTGTTACCCCAACAATTACACCAACAAGTAGTGTTACCCCAACAATTACACCAACAAGTAGTGTTACCCCAACAATTACATCAACTAAAACTGTTACACCAACAAGTACTGTTACACCATCAATTACGCCAACAATTACACCAACAAGTACTGTTACACCATCAATTACCCCAACAATAACACCAACAAACAGCATTACACCAACAAGTA